TTTTTAATTTTAGGTGAGAATAATTTATTATATTGAAATTTTATACAAGATTTGGATAAATGGATATAAATGAAAAAAAAGAAATAGCTTTATGTTTTCTAACATATGATAATTTATCTAAACCAAAATTATGGCAACAATTTGATTTAGAAGATAATCGTTTTAATTTTTATATACATAATAAAAAAGATTTTGATGGATATTTTAATCAATATTGTATAAAAAAAAAAATAGAAACGCAGTGGGGAAAATTATCTTTAGTTAAAGCATCCTTATTGTTGTTCGAAGAAGCATTGTTGAATGAAAATAATAAATATTTTATTTTATTATCTGATAAGACAATACCTTTGTTTGATCCTGATACACTTTATAAAAAAATTATTGAAATAGAAGATAATTTAATTTTTAAATTTAGGGTAAGATGGAGAGGGAGATTAAAAGATAAAACTTTATTTAATGGACAAAAAAAATTTTTGCATCATCAATGGATATTATTAAATAGAAAAACAACAAAATTTGTAGTAGAAAATGATTATACTGATGAGTTTGGTACTAAGTGTATAGTTCCCGATGAGAGATATTTTGGAAATATTTTAACGAAATTTAATATAGAATTTAAAAATAAAATGAGTACATTTGCGAATTGGAAGCAGAAGAGTGACTCAAGAAAATACCGGAGATTACCAAAAACATATTTAAAACTTAAAAATAGTCATGTAAAAGAAATAATAAAGAAGGATTGCTTGTTTATGAGAAAAGTGCCAGAAGAATGTGAGTTACCATCATATTTTGATAATTTTACATTTCCATTAGATGATGATTAAAAAAAAAAAAAAATAAAATCAGTATTAGGTAAATTTGATAAAGTAAATGTAAAGAAATATAATTATAGTTATTTAATAATAGGAATATTGATATTGTTAGCAATTTATAAATTTCGATCATATAAAAAAAAAAATAGTAAATCGGATAAAAAAAAATTCTATCTGAAATGATTAGAAATATTATACAGAATTCAGGAAAAAAAAAAAATATTTTATAATAGTAGTAATGGTTAAGACTATAAAAATAAATTACAAAAATGAATTTATTTTTCAAATAACATTTTTGCTTTTATGTCTATGGATCATAATAAGTTTTTTAAAAAAATATATGAATCGCGATGGAAAAAGTAATTATCGATTTATTCAGAGAAATACAATCGGTTATTGGTTATTATTTGGTATATCTTTTTGTTTAAGTAAGATTATTTTTAAAAGCTATATTTATTTTTTCATATTTTTGATATTAATATTAATAATACATGAATTTTTATGGTTTAGAAATATACCTAATATTTTTAAAAAAGATGAAGGAGAAGTAACAAATAATTTTTACAGATGGGGAAATATTTATTCTGCGAATTTGAAAGATATTAAAAATTTATCAGGAACCGATCTGACAGAGGGTTTATATAATAATAATTGGTCTTTAAGTAATAAGGAGGCTTTATTATTAAAATATAATACATATTTTGATTATTTAGGATTGGAGCCTGGAATGAAATTATTAGATATTGGCAGTGGAAATTGTACATGGTTGAATTTTTGTTTGAAACGAGGAATAGATGTTACTGGAATAACGATTACGGAAGAGCAAGCTAATTTTTGCAAATCAAAAGGAATAGATAATATTATTGTTGGAGATGTCAATAATAATATTTTGGAAACAATTAATGAAAAATTTGATGCGATTACGAATATAGGAGCAATGGAGCATTTTAGTAGTATAAGTTCTAATGTAAACAAAAGAAATAAGCAATTAAAGAGTTATTATGATCAAGTAAAAAGATTAATAAAAAAAGAAAGTAAAAGTGGTAGATATTTAAATAGTATAATGACAATTAATCATAATTATAGTGAGAGGTCATCATTAAAAACATATTTATATTGGTGGCTTATTGCATCTAATTTTGGTTATGGTGCATATCCAAGTGAAAAATTTTGTGATGAAATGTATCAATCAAGAAATTCTAAAATCATTAAAAAGAGAGATTGTACAGAAGATTATAGATGGATCTTCATAAAAAATAAAGATAGCATGGCGAGATGCAAATATAAATTTGATACTAAATTTAGAGTAATAAATTTTATAATGGATCTTTGTTCGGATCCTGGTTGGTTTTCTAGATCATTATATGGTCCTACAAATTGTTGGTTATGGCAATTTGGAACATTGGAAAATAGACCTATGCCAGAAAATAAAAATACGCCTATTCGGTGTTACATTTATGTAACAAAGATAAACTAAATTTAAAAAATAATTTTTATTTAATAGATTAAAATTAATATATTAGATAATAATAAATGAAGAAGGAAATTTTTAATAGTTTAGTTAGGATTCAGGCTCAGGGTTTTGAATTCAATTGGACAGAACCATTTAAACCAGTTAAAGATGAATCTGGTATTGGTACAGGATTCTTTATAAATAAGGATGGTTATATTTTGACTTGTGCCCATGTAATTTCCTCTGCAATTAGTATATCAATTAGCATGCCAGCAAATGGTAAAGATATTTTTGATGCTAAAATAATATCTTGTTTTCCTGAAAAAGATATAGCTATCTTAAAATTAGAAAACAAAATGAATACTCATTATCTAAAATTAGGTAATTCTGATAAGATAATATCTGGTGAAGATGTGAATGCTGTTGGATATCCACTTGGACAAGAAAAATTGAAAATAACTAAAGGTATTATTAGTGGTAGAGAAGATACATTAATTCAAACAGATACTCCCTTAAATCCAGGTAATTCTGGGGGTCCATTATTAAATGATAAAGATGAAGTCATAGGAATCAATTCATCTGCGTTTAAATCAGAAGATGCGGAAAATGTAGGTTTTGCGATACCTATAAATATATTTAAAAATTTAGAAAAAGATATGGTTGTTCATAATTCTATGAAATTATTATTTCAGCCAATTATTGGTTGTATATTTCAAAATACAAATAGTGATATTATGGACTATTATGATTGTAAAAATATATGTTCTGATGGAATAAAAATACAAAAAATTTTACCAGGTTCAAGTTTACAATGTGAATCTATAAAAGAAGGAGATTTATTATGTAAATTTGATAAATATAATATTGATAATCATGCAGAATGTGCAGTTGATTGGTGTATAGAAAAAGTACCATTAGGTTCGATTATTGATAGATATAAAGTGGGTGATTTAGTTGATTTGCAATTTTGGTCTATAAAAGATAGTAAAATTATTAAAAAGAAAATAAAAATTAAATCTACAAAGGATATATTTAAAGTAAGGGAAATGTACCCACTTTTTGAAAAGATTAGTTGTGAAATTTTTGGAGGATTTATAGTTATGAATTTATCATTAAATCATATGTCTTTAGAAAATTCTCTATTATTTGATTTTGCAAAAGCTGAAAATAGAGTGAAAAAGAATTTGATTATATCTCATATTTATCCTGGATCATCATTAAGCAAATCAGATATAATAAATAGCGGAGATATTATTACTGAAATTAATAATATAAAAGTGAGTGATATAAAAAGTTTTAGAGAGTCTATAAAAAAACCTATAAGAAAGAATAATAAAGAATATTTAATGATTAAAACGAAAGATGATAAAATTATGATTTTGGATCTAAATTCTTTAATTAATGAAAATATATTTCTTTCGAATCAATATCAATACCCAATTACAGATCTGAATGTATTTATGATTAAAAGAAAAGAAAAAGGAAACAAATCTATAAAAACAAAAAAAAAAATAATCAAAAAAAGCTTGAAATTATCAAAAAAAAGAATATAAAATAATAAGTATTATATACATATATTATAATATTATGTCAAACAGTAGTGAATCAGATTATATGAAAATTCCATATATTCTCTATTTACCAAAATATTGGTTAGAATATGGTAAATTAAAACAAATTCCAAATTATCAAGAAAATATAAGTCAAGATCAAATTAATCTAGTTTTGGAAACTATGAAGGAAAGAAGTGAGTTTGATAGTTATATTACTGGTGAAGATTCATCAAATAATAAAAATGTAATAAATGATCCTATGTTAGATAAGATATTTTTTAATTTATATAAAAGAAATGAAAATATAAATTCAATAAACGAAGATGAAGATAAAAATATATTAAAAATAAAATATAAAAATTTTTTTGATTTTGCAAATCTGAGCTGGATAGGAACCGAAAATACAATCCTTAAAAATCAAACGACATCCTTCATTTTTCCAGATGCTATCAATCCTGTACCCATGACAGTATCACCTTTTTTTTATTATCCGGATTATGATACGAATGATCCATTACCATGTGGTAATTTAACACCATGTAGTATTGCATTAAAGATTCAGAAAGAATTAAATTATTTATTGTTTGATCAAGATACATCCAAATTTATCAATTTTGAAACTAATTTAACATGTTCAAAACAATTAGAATATATGAAAGCAAATAATCTAGGAAAACCGATTCAGGAAACGTCTAGTTATAAGATTTTAATTGATAAATCAACTTATGATCCTGACAATAAAATAGTTCCATTCAATCCAAGAAGATATGTTCCTAAAAGAAAAAATAATGAACAGAATATATATTTTAATCCATCAATAGATAATAAAAATTTATATGGAATATCATCAAGTAATTTATTGACTTTGCAAATAGTAGGTTCATTAGCGAATGGTGTTAGAGATTTAAATTTAAATAGGAATCTAACGAATGATGATATAATTTTTAGTAAAAAAATTAAAGAAGGAGCATTTAGGGATTCAACTATTTTTTTGAATGGATATAATAATCCACCAACAGATTTGCAATTTCCAGCGAATAATAAAGAAAATGTTTTAAATATAAATGCGAATCCAATTTTATATAATAGTGTTTCGGATTATACATATGAAGTAGGAGGACCAGCATCAACAAATATACATAAAACTTAAAAAATATTGGTGAATTGTGAATAATGTGATAATAATTTTTATTTAATTATCATTATAGTAAATAATTGAATAATAATTAATTTAATATATTATATTAAGCTATGTAATTAATTTACATTATGAATTTATTAATCAAAACTAACAATGCATGCTTTTCTATTTTCTTTTATATTTTCTATTGTAATTTGTCTATATCGTTTATCTTCATTTGGAGTTAATTGATAAATAATAAATTTATCACCTTTTATATATTTTTCTCTAGAAATTATATTATAATTATATAGTCTAACAATTTGTCGTAATATTGTAATTACATTTTTGGTTGTTAGATCATTAAGGTAAGTTCTGGATTTGCATGGTAAATAAAAATCTGCTAATATAGGTTTAATATGTAAATTCATATTTTGAACGCATTTTATAGAATCTAAATCTTTACGCGAGAAATATCTTTGATCATCAAAACCTTCCAATCCGAATACATTTAAAACTTTAATCACAACATTTTTTGGAGGTACTTTTCTAAAAAGTTGATTTTTAGTCATTTCTATTATACCTTAATATTTTTTTTTAAAAATTGGAAATTAAATTAATAGTAAAATGCATTTATGGTAAATAAATATTAGTTAGTAATAAAATTAGTGGTTATGATAACTATAAAAATAGAAGACTCATCTAATTAAAATATTAAGATTAGAATTAATTTATTTATTTATTAATTTTTTGTAAGTATAATATATAGTAAGATGGGTAAATGTAAATGCGGAGGTTATAGACCTGGTGGATGTATAAAATGCAAGAAAACACCAATTACATTTAATCGGTGTCCTTGGAATAAGGGAATGTCATCAAGTGAACTTTTGTCTCAAAATAAAGAGTGTTGGGTAGCTGGAACAAAGGAGTCAAAATATAATAAATATCCTACATTAAGATATCCGAATATTTATTCAATTAAATGTGAAGGAGGAAAATATGTATTGACTCAGCCAAAAGGATATTATAAAAAATTTACTAATTCAAGTTTATGGTTTTATCAAGGATTTCCAAGACCATATGTTCATCCCTCTTCTAAAAATTATTTTTAAAAATTTAGATTATAATTAATTATTTTTGTAGTTACTAAATTCTTTTCGTTTTTTATAATTGAATTCAACTTCTTTATCTAAAAAATAAGTAATGAACTGACGTAAAAATAAAATTGCACCTATTATAAAAAATTGCTGAAATGTTCGAATATAGAATGTACGTAAAACTTCAATTCCCAATATGAAAGATAAAGATAATGTAATAGATTCCCCAATAATTATTCTAGCATCAATGGTTGCAGGAAGTATATTATCCAAATAAATTTCCTTGAAATATACGATTACTGTTTGAACAATACCAACACTTATAATAATAATGGCTAAAAAATAAATTAGACTTTGAAGAATATTTACATTAATTTTTAAACATTCATTAATTTCTTTTATAAATTTCAACATATATTATTCTTTAGATAAATTATTAGATTAATTAAATAATATAATTAGTAACGATTAAATCTTTAATTAATTTTGTAATATAATATAAATAATTTACAATATTTGCAATGAATAACTATAATTCTTTTTTAAAAAAAATCCATGAGGAAAAAATTTCTAGAAACAAAAATTCTAATCAAAAAACTAATAATTTGAATAATACTAAGACTAAAAATGAAATTATTAAAGATAATGAACCAATAGTTTTGAATGTGAATAAAAATATATCTGAAATAAAAGATATTTTAGAAAATCATTTAGGTAAAAAACTAAAAAAAATTAAAAGACATAAATTGAAACAAAGAATAAAAGAAACAAAAAAAAAAAATCATATTCAAAATAATTCAAAAAAATTAACAAATTTAGTGCATGATAATTCTAATCTTATAGATATTAATCCTAAAATAACATATAATAATCAATTAAAAAATAAAAAAATAAATATAAAATCTTATGAAAAGAGATGTAGGATATGTTACGATGATGATAAACAAGAAAAATTAATTAATCCTTGTAAATGTGATGGGTCAATCAAATTTGTACATCAATCTTGTTTAGAAAAATGGATTGAAACTAGTAAAAGAGATGATTGTCCACAGTGTAAATATAAATACATTAAAAAAAAAATATGTAACTATCCAAAATTAGAATTTTTGACAATTAATCGAAATATTAAAATCATTTCTTTAATTACATTATTTGTTTCTGTGATTTTATGTAGTTATATTAAAAATAAGATTGATAAATTTTATGGAAAAACAAATCTAAATAAATCGAATGTATATTTTTTATTTGAAGGTTTAAAATTATTAATTATTTTATCGATGATTATTGTCCCAATACTTCATTACAAAAATATTATTAATGCGAATGAAATATTAGATGAACTAATGAGAAACCCTTATTTCATGGCTAGTAATACTTATGAGGTAACAACATTTATTTATATTGTATATTTTAAGCTTTTAAAGAAATTAATTGATAGTTATATAAAATTTGAATTTACTTTTGAAAATTATAGAATAAATCTAAACTAATGATAAGGAGCAACAATGATACAAGCTACAAATGTGGACCATTCTGGTAAAATGAGAAATATTAAAACTCTTCAGATTAAAGATGGTTGTGATTTTCCATTTAAATGTAAGGGTCATCAATATGATGGTGAATGTGTTAAAAATACTATTGGTGATTGGTGTGCAACGAGCAAGACAAAAAATGGCTATACAAAAACTTGGGCATTTTGTAAAAAAAAGAAAACGAAAACGATCAAAATAAAAAAGAAAAAAAATTGTACTAAAAAAAATTTGATGTCTCCACATAACAAAAAAATACTTAAAAAAAAGAAAACGAAAAAGATTATAAAAATCAAAGATAAAAAAATGAGTCAACATCATACTATTGCGCAAGAATCAGAACAAAAAGAAATATTTATTAATGATCTTATTATCCGAGAATTGGATATATTAAGAAAAAATGAATTAAATCAAAAAAAATTCTTTAAAGCTCGTCCATATAAAGCAGTAATTGATGCAATCAATGAAGACTATAAAGATAAAATTGTAACAAATGGAGAAGATTTTCGAAAATACAAAGGAGTAGGAGATAAGATGATCAAAAAAATAAATGAAATTATTCAAAACGGATATTTAGATGCTGCTGAGAGAATAAGAAAAGATACAGATAATGAAATCATTAATAATATTCAAGAAAGAGTTTATGGAATCGGAGCGGTTAAAGCTAAAGAATTAGTTAAAGAATATAATATTAAGAGTATTGATGATCTTATAAAAAGACAATATGAAAAAATGGATAATGATCGGGATCTATTGAATGATGTTCAAAAAAAGGGTCTTAAATATTATAATGATATCAAAAAGAAAATACCAAGAACGGAGATGGTTAAACATGATAGTTATTTGAGATCAATTGGAAAGGAAATAGATAAAGATCTTAAAGTTATGATTGTAGGTAGCTATAGAAGAGGAGTTGAAAAAAGTGGTGATATAGATATATTATTAAAGGATAAGAATGATGATGAAAAAGTCTTAAAGAAATTTATAGATTTGCTAACAAGAAAAGGATATTTGATAGACCAATTTGGTTTTGGTAAAAAGAAATTTAATGGTATGTCGAGATTGATAAATAGTGATTTACCGGCAAGAAGAGTAGATGTATTATTTACTACTAAGAAGGAATATCCATTTGCATTATTTTATTTCACAGGTTCTGGGAGTTTTAATCCAAAATTTAGACAATTGGCGATTGAAAAGGGTTATAGATTGAGTGAGCATGGGATTGACAAATTGGATAAAAAGAAAAATAAGGTTATTGAAAAATTAAATACAGATACTATTGAAAGTGAAGAAGATATTTTCAAATTCTTTGATGTTCCTTATATAGAGCCTGAAAACAGAAATCCAAGATATTTAGGTGAAGTTCTAAAAAAAAAATCGCAATAGAAATGATACTAGGGCGAACGCACAATTTGAGTGTTACTACGCCGATCTTTGATCGGCATTGGCGCACAAGCGCGCAACGTTTCCTATGGCAACTCGGAACGCTCCGATTTAATAATCAAACTTAATATTTTTTTATTTTTTTATTTTACAGCGAGTAAATAAAAAAATAAATTTTAGAAAAAAATATCAAATTTAATAGAGATTGGTTTAAACGATTTAAAAATTTATGTAAATGAATATATAATTATAATGTTTAGAAGTGAAAGAGAAAATTTAATTATAGAAACAGATAATTTATTGAACTCGGTATATTCGAATAGTTTAATTGATAAGATGAGTTATCAAAAAATAAGTAATAGTTTAAGGTCACAAAATATTTCCATACAGTCGTTATACAAAATAAAAGATAAGTTAGGAATATTATTAATGAGAAATTCTAATGCAGATAAAAAATCATATGATCAAGAATTGTTTAAACATCAGAAAAGACAAATTGAGGATCAAAGAATGATGATCGAAAAACAATCCAATCAAATTAATAAGATAGTGAATTTTTTTAACAATGATTTTATTTTAGAGGATAATCATAATGAAATTAATAATAGATATCATTTAGAGTCAACAGATAGATCATCTATTGTGAATAAACCTAGTGAATATTTACCACGTTTAAGTCAACCAAAAATTCAAGGGAAATTAGCACGAAATAATTTTGAAATTGATTATCAAGAACGATTTCAACAAAGAAATGATTTTAATCATGAATCATATATGAGTAATGTAAATAAAGATGAACGAATACAAAAAATCAATGATCAGTTAGATAAAGATGATATTAGAAAAAATTTCTCATTAAATGAAAGAGAACAGCTTAGAAAATTTCAGAATAGTCAAAATATTAGAAAAAAATTATTTGAAAAAAATTTACGTGATCGTCGGGATGAGTTTATTAAAAATTTGTCAACAATGAAGGAAAATAATTTGGATCCTTATAATATATTGGGTTGTAATAAAAATGATAATATTGATGTAATTAAATCTAAATACAAAAAGATGGCGTTAATGTATCATCCTGATCGTCCAAATGGTAATACTGAAAAATTTCAGTTGATTACTAAAGCTTGGTTATCAATAGTTGAAGATTTCAAGAATCATGCAAGCTATAAAGATTTTAATACGATGAGAGAGGATGGTAAAAATTATATGAAGAAACAAAATAATGAAAAAAAAGTAAATATAAATATTGATAAAGATAATTTTAATATTAAGCTTTTTAACAAGATATATGATGATAATAAACTAATGGATAATAATGATGAAGGATATGGAGATTGGTTTAAAAACGATAATTTACAAATCAACGATCAGCCCAAAATATTTTCGGATAAATTTAATATAAATGTTTTTAATTCAGTATTCGAAGATTCAAAGAAAGCAAATACTCAAAATCAAGTTATTACATATAAAGAACCAATTCCAACGAATATTAATAATGAATTAGCTTTTAATAATCTAGGAGAAGATAGAATTGTTGATTTTAGTGGTAATACAGACAGTTTAAATTTTACAGATTTAAAGATGGCGCATACTAATTCTAATTTGATTGATACGAGAAGTGTAAATATTAAAGAATATAAAAATGTAGAGGATCTTGAAAAAGCTAGATCGAATATAAGTTATAATATGAATGAAGAGGATCAATATGAATATAATTTAAGAAAGCAAAATGATGAGAGAGAAGAAATTGAAAGACAAAGAAGATTAAAACATTATGATGAGAAACATTTACAAAATTACAATAGAGTTCATAAAATGTTGATAGGAAATTGATTGAATAAAAAAATATATGTTATAACAATGGAGAATTTTATAATGGATGATAAAATTAACAAAAATAATTTAGATATTCGTATTAAAGAAAGATATTTTAATGATAATCCAAATGGTAATGATTATTTAGATATGGAAATTTATGCTGATGCTTTATTAGAAATAATTAAAGATCAAAACAGTATGAATATAGGTATTTATGGGGAATGGGGACAAGGTAAAAGTTTTCTTTTTAATATTTTAAAAGATCGATTGGAGATTTCTGAAGAAGAAAAGGAAAGAATGTATATTGAAAAATCAATTTGTTGTTGTGAAAATAATTTAACGCGATGTATATTTAGTTGTTTTAGGAATAATTTTGAGTTAGATAATAACAATGAAAATGATATTGAAATGGGATGTTGTGATAGTTTTAAGAAATGTTGTTACAATATTGGAAAAATAAAAGATAACGATGGGACGTTTTTAAAATGTTTCAAACAATCTATAAATGGATGTTGTCAGAGTGAAAGTGAAAATATAATTATTGAATTTAATGCATGGATATTTGAGGGAAGTGATAATTTATGGGCTGGACTAATAGAAACTATACATGAAACTATGGAAGAAAGATTTGGTTGGTTGAGAACAAGATGGTTTCGTTTTTTTGAATATGAACATCCAACTTTGAGTGAAAAATTAAGATGGAGTTTTTCTTACATAATTTTTATTGGTATTCCAGTGATGATAGGATTTATTTTATTAGAAATTTTGGATATATATGGATATGATACAGCAGGTATGATCAGTTTATTAGTAGGAACTGGTGGAACAGCGAGTATATTATTATTAAAGTCTTTAAATATGATAAAGGAATTGGCATTTAGTCAGGCGAACGTTTTAAAAAAGAAGGCTTATCAAACAGATTTGGAATTAGGATTTATGAATGAGGTGAAAAAGGAAATGGAGATTGTTTCTGAATTTTTAAGATATAACAATAAAAGAATAATTATATTTATAGATGATTTAGATCGATGTAATTATAAAAAGGCTGTGGATGTATTAAATGCGGTTAAATTATTATTATCGGAAAACGATTCAAGATATATAACATTTTTTGCAATTGATCCAAGAATAGTGATTAAAGCAATTGAGAGTACTTATGATAAAACATTATTGGAAGCTGGTATAAATGGTTATGAATTTTTGGATAAAATCATTCAGATACCATTTGTATTAGGAAAGAGTAATTTAGAGAGAAAAAATGTAAAAAACTATATAAAAAATTTGTTAGAGGATGATTACAATTCACAGATTTTGAATTTATTAGATGAGTTTATCAATAATTTTTTTTTAACGAATGATATTTGTAACAATTTAAAATTAAATATTATAAATAGAGTAATTAAAAATATAACTGGGGATCTTATAGGTATTGAAAAATCGTATCATTATATTATAGCGAATGAAAAAACAACTAGGATTGGTATAAATCATTTTGAAATTCCAAAAGATTTGGCGACTTTAGATTGTAAATTTAACGAAGATATTAAAAAATATTTTTTGTTTCAAAAAGAATTTTGTAAATCTATATTAGTTCTTAAAAAAAACACATTATTTAATCACGAAATCTATTTTGAAGATAATGATAAAAATATTATTAAAATATTAAAAAATTCACAAAGTTTTTCAGAAGAGGAAATGGATTTATTTATATTGAATCTTTTTTTCATCCAAAATGAAATTGAAAAAATAAAATCCCAAAAAGGATCAGTAAATAAAATTATCAAAATATTTAAAGATTTTTATGATTGTATCATCAAGAAAATTTTTATGATTCGTCTAGATAAAACTAAAATAAAAAAAAAATTCATAGAAATTACTAATATTCATGATAATTTAATTGTAAATAATTTTTTGAATAGTGTAATGATAGAAGATTATTCATTAGAACATTTTGATTATGAAAGTAAATATAAGAATATTTGTTTATCAGTAATAAATTTCTTAAAAAATGCATCAATGGAAGATTTACATAAATTTATTCCTTATAAAATGACATTAATCACGATTGATAATCATGAATTTTATAATAATTTTATTGAAAATTATATATTAAAGATAAATAATCATAAGATAAAATATTTTCCGAAAATCCAGTTAAAGACGCAAGATCTTTTTTTTGATTTTTTTTTACCAGCAAAGCAATTTGATGAAATTTTGATAGATTATTTTAAAAATGATAAAACAATAAATTTGGAACAGCCAGTTGATTATTTTTTGAATTACGAAAATGAAATGGATTTGGATGAAATAAAAAATATGAATTCAATGAATATTGAAAAAAAAAAAATAGACCAATCAAAACAATTTAATTTAAATAGAGAAATAGAATTAAAAGAAATTCGGTGTGTTTCAGATTCCAACTTTAAAGAATATTCCTCAATAGAAAGTCCTATTAGAAAGAACGAGTTTATAAAAAATGTAAAATCTCTTATAAATTTTGATTATCATTCTTTTGGAGATCAGAGAAAAGCGAATAAATTAAAAAAAATCAAAACAGATTTAGATGATATCAATAATCCTACATTTGGAAATTATAATACAAATAAATTCAGAATGATGATAATTAATGATTCTACAATTAAATTAAATATAAATGATGAAATATTACTAAATTATAAAAAAAATAATGAGAATTTAGAGAAATTATTTATATTTAGTCATTTATGTAATAATAGTCCTACATTTAGATTGAATAATATTTATAAAAAATATATTACTACTTTAGTTGATTTTAGAAATAATAGTACAAGTACGAATGGATTAAAAATTAATAAAATTCCACTAAAAAATTGGTGTTCTTTAAAAAAAACATATGAAAGAAAATGTTTGGATATGATTTTGGAAGAAAATAATGAAAGATTTTTAGAATTATTATCATCTGAATCTAAGGATGATATATATCATCATACGTTAATGAAAAAAACATTTATTTATTTGAATGACGAAAAGACAAAAATAAATCATAAAAGTAATAGTGATGCAATAATTAATGAAATAGATATTTCGAATAATGAAAAATTCATGAATTTAAATGTTAAAAGAAATATTTTTGAAAATACTATAAAAATTTTAGCAAAATATGATGATTTTACATTTAATAAAAATAGGGATTATGTAATTGTGGGTAAAGATCTAAAACAAAGAATCCAAATAGATGAGCCTATGTATAGAACAGAGGATAATAGAACTAATAGACAAGATTCATTATTAAATTTTGATTTAAAAAAGAAGAATATATTTTCAAAAAATAGGTCAGTAGTTGTTGAGAATACAAAAAAAATAAAATTAAATAGCACGATGAAATTTTTGGATATGTTATCCTCTGATAAATTAAAAGAAAAAAATTTTGTATATTCATTTTTATTAAAAAATCCATTGGATATTAGTAATGAAATATTAAATTTAAAAATTAATCATAGAAGTCTTTTAATGATTTTCATTCATAATGATAATATAATCACATCATTATTAGAAAGTTTTGAAAAAAAAAATGCAATAAGAAATTTAAAAGAAGATGAAATAAATAGAATTAAAATTTTTGAAGAAATAGTGAAATTTAGAACATCAAAAAAATTATATTTATTAAAAAAAAATATAAATGATAACAAAATAAAACTAGATGAAGAAAAATTAAATAGTATTAGTCTAAAATATATCATGAAAAAAAGAGAAATTGATATTAAAATCCAAAATATTAATGATAATATTTGTGATTTGGAAAAAACATTATTTAAGAACATAAAAAATGGTTTTAATACAAAAAATATAATTAATTATCAAGATGAGAATGGTAATACAATATTACATTATTGTATATATTTCAATAAAACTGAATGGTTAAAAAAATTATTAGAGTGTGGTGGGAATGATAGATTAAAGAACAAAAATAATAAAATATGTTATCAGATTGATGAATATGATTATGATCAATTTATTAATAAAATAGAAAACTTTAGTTTATGGTCAAATTATGATAAAAAAAAAATAAATATTAAAAAAATAAACAAAGACATTAGTTTATTAGCGATAAATTTATTTAAATATTTGGAGTCATTGAATAGGATTGTAGATAATTATGAAAAAGAAAGATTAAAGAATAGTTTAAGTAAAGATTTTTTTAAGATGATTGTTTTAAAAGATTTAATAGTAAATGAAGGATGGGGATTTGAAACTAATTATTATTATTTGGAAACTATTTTGGGAATGAAAAATAAGAATTATAATAAATATTATCAAATCAAGAAAAGGAGTAAATATCCATTAAAAGTTTTATATAATTGTATGAATATTTTTTATCATTATTTATTAGAATTTAATGAGAATAATTTAAAAAAATTAAAAGTGGAGGATGATGGTATATTTCAAAATGCAATATATGAAATATGTTTGAGAGATGATATGAATCTATTTAGTTCTGATTTAAAATTAATTAATAGTAATATTAAATTGCAGAGAGAATTTTTACAAATGTTAGATAAAATATATATAGAAAATCAGAATCAAATTAGACAAAATATACAAATTGATACTGAAGATATTAATAGATTTAAAAAATTTTTAATTGAATATAGACAAGATAGTGATGGTAATATATGTGGTGAAAGCAGATATAAATATCTTTTAGATTCATATTTATTTTTATTGGTTACTAGGGATTCTATTAATTTTGAAAAAAATTTATTATATTATCCATTGGCTAATGAGAACATCATTAATTATTTTATTGAAAATTTAAAATTAAATGATGCAATGATGATAACTCAAGAATTATTATTCGTAAATAGAGGGGATAATAATGAATTAATTAATGATATATTTAAAGATTTATATTTAGCTTATTTCAAACTAAATAATTTAAAGACTGAGAATAGAGAAAATAATGTGGTAGATGATGATTATATTAATAAAAGTTTTAATGATTTTAAAAGTGGAGATAAAATATTTGATATTGAGAAGTTAATGATACAGATTGATATAGAGGATTACAATATTGAATCAATTTATAATGTAATTAAGACATATCCGTATTATAATTTTTTTGTGGAATTTAAATTTTTGATTTTAAGTTTATATAAGAATAATTTTACAAATAAGGAATTGGATAAGTCAAGAAATATATATAATGATTGGAAGCAAATTAATAAATATTATTATTTACATAAAGAAAGTAATAAAATATTATTATATTGTAATCCTAATTATGGTACGAAAGTTTTATCTCTAAGAAATATTGTTATGAATGATAAATTATTAAATATATTTTCAGAAAATATATATGGTTATAAATACAATTATTTATGTAAAATGTTAAAATTTCAGGATTTTATGTGGGTTGAAATTACGAAGGATGATAATAATAAAAATTTGAAAAATATGTTAAAAATGAATATGACAAAAGATGAATTAGACTATATATATTTAAATTTGGATTATCTTAAAGTTAATCCTAGAAAAATCAAGAGAATAATAAATTTAGTATCATTATCAAGATTTATATTTGACCGTCAGTTAAGTAGATCTGAAATATATTACAAGATACCAAAAAGAGATATTTATCGATTAATAATAAAATTTACAATTTTATTTGAGCAATGGTCATATAGATCAATTTTTGTTTTAATTTGGGTGAACATTTGTTGGGAAAATCGTGATATGATTTCTAATAATATTTTGGAGAATGAAGATAAGATAAAAATATGGATTCCAAAAAATTTAAGATTAGATATAAAAAATTATAAAAATAATCATTTTGGATTAAAAAAAAATTTAATAGAATCGTATTTAAAAGATAAAAAGTTGATAGATTTTTACTTTCTAATTGAAGATATATTATTAAAAACTAAGAAACTAAAAGAGCTTTCAAAAATCGATTATGAACCAAATTTATTTATAAAATTTTTGCAAAAAGATGATTTAAAAATATTAGATCTGAATGCATATCAGATGTTAATAACAAATGATATTAATATAAATAGTAATCCTGCAATTTATTCGACATGTATACATGAAATTAATGAAATACAAAATATAATGAAACACAATACAAATATTGTAAGAAAATGTAATTTATTGATGGATAAATATTTTAGGAATGGTTTAAATGTGAATTTGGATGTTCATAATTTATCAGAAGAAGCTAAGAAAGATTCTGGGTTATTCTTAAATAGCAATGATTATTCTAACAATAAATTATTAAAACAAGATTCAATATTTGAGAATTCCGAAATTGATAATAATGAATTAAAAAATGATGATATAGATTTAAATTTGAATACAGAAGAAAGTATATTTAATAATATTGAATGTACAAATAAAGAAATGAAACTAAAGATTTCAACTATTGTATCAACTGATTAGATAAAAATAAATCGGAGAGGGTTTATTAATAAAAAATATGTATTTTTGATTATTAAATTTAAGAAATAAAAATAATTTCTAATATAGAATTATAATGGATATTATAAATGAAAATTATTTAATTGGAATTGTAAAGAAAATTGAACTTATTTACATTTCGAAAAAGAAAAAAAGAAATGAATTAACTAATAAATGTTCAAAAATTTATAATTATCTTTTTTGTTTAATGACTACTCTGCATAAATCATATACAACCGGATTTGTAAATCAAGAAAATTATAATTTAAATATGGAGCGTTTGGAAGAATTAAGAGATGAATATTCAAATATCTATAAAAAATTGTATGAAATAAAAAATCCAATATTTAATATACATGATTATTTTTTAGAAATTGATGAGCAATTAGACAAAATAATGAAAAAAATTAAAATAATTTTAGCTAAAATAGGAACAATTTCAATTTTTCAGTTAATAGAAATTGAAATGAATATTAAGGAAAATGAATTACCATTAAACATAAACAAACAATTATTAAAATTTTATGATCGTATTTTCAGTTGTAAGAGATTGATAAAATACAAAATTGATGAAGAAAATAATATTATCACAGATAACAATGTTAATAAAACTACTATTGTAAAATATGGAATATTTGCAGATAAAAACAATGAAAAAAATGAAAATTATTTAGATACTGATATTATTAAATATTTAGATAAAAATGATAATATAAACATAATATGTAAACCATATAATACAGATAATACATCATCATTACATGAAGTTTTATCAGGAGGAAAAATATATTTATTATTTCCTGATAGTCAATCGGTTTTAATCATTAATGGGATCTTTTTGGATGATCCGCTGAATTTATCAACAATAGGAGGAACTTTAGAGATAAAAAAAAAAAATTTAATAGATGCATTAGAGGTAAGTACGATTGGAAATATCAATTTTAAAATGGCGTTTATAAATCAAATATCTATTAGAGATTTTATTGTTTTTGATGAATCAGAACTAGTGGATAAATGTTTAAAAGCATACAAAGAATTATCTAGATTAAAACAAAAGACTATTGCCGCTTTAGTAAAAGAATTTTTATCTAGTTCTGTTTCTAAACAAAGATATATGTTAACATTATTTTTGATGCCGTCGTGTGATAAAGAAACACAATATTTGGCTTATTTGATGTATGATATGATTTCTCAAGAGTCATATTTAATGAAACCACAACTTCTACATGAGCAAGTCTTTTGTTCATTACATTGGACAATTAAAAAATTATTTAAGATTGCAATTACAAATGTGAATAATTATCAAAATAAATTAGAAAATATAGATAAATTTGAGATTCCTTATCAAAAACGAATCTTTTTGCTAAAATGTAATGAATATATAAAATCAAAAGCAATGGAAAAATTAAAAGAAATAAATAGTAAAAATGGAGATAATTGTGTAAAAGCACAACAATATTTAGATGGTTTATTAAGATTACCTTTTGAAATATTTAAGAAAGAAAATATATTATGTTATTTACAGGATTTTCAAATGAAAATAAAAAGTGATATTAATTGTTTATTAAAATTAAACATTAATAATAAATTTATAGAAAATATAAAAAATAATTGTAAGGAATTTGATGATTCTACAGTTACAGCTCATGAAATTGATAAATATGTAGATTTTAATTCAAAACAATTCAATTTACTTGAAGATGATAAAGGAAAAACAATGATCAAATATGATTTAAATAAAATAAAAACTTTGATTAATACATTTACTACCAAAAAAAAATGTTTTGAATTTATTACAACTGTGAAAACAAATTTAGATAAAGAATCATTAGAATCATTGGAAGGATCCGATATTTTCAAATCAAAAATTAAATCAGGTAAGTACACATTACAAAACATTAAAGAAATAATATATGATTTCTTTTGTAATCAATTTGTAGTTCTAGATAATCAAATGAAACAAAATATTTTGAATACTCTAAAAATTTCATTTACATTTAAAAAAGATAATGATTTAACATTAATGCAACTCAAAAAAAAACATAATACATTATGTAGCGAATGGAATAATTACAAAATCAAAAAAAAAAAATATTTAGAAAATGTAAATAATGTATTAGATAAAGCAGTATATGGACATGAAGAAGCCAAAAACCAAATCACTAGATTAATAGGACAATGGATAGGAGGAGAACAAGCAGGATATTGTTTCGGATTTGAAGGTCCGCCAGGATGCGGAAAAACATCTTTAGCTAAACAAGGATTAACCCAATGTTTAGTTGACGATGAAGGAAATCCACGACCATTTTGCTTTATACCATTAGGAGGTACAGCTAATGGATCTACATTAGAAGGTCATAGTTATACATATGTTGGGTCTACATGGGGAAGGATCGCCGATGTATTAATGGAATGTAAATGTATGAATCCAATTATATTTATTGATGAGTTGGATAAAGTCAGTCATACTGAACATGGAAAAGAAATTATTGGTATCTTAACACATCTGACTGATCCTTCTCAGAATGATTCTTGGTTTGATAAATATTTTGCTGGAGTGCCATTAAATCTATCTAAAGCAATGATTATATTTTCATATAATGATCCAGATTTGATTGACAGAATATTATTAGATCGCATTCATAGAGTTAAGTTTACATCATTGAAATTGCATGAAAAATTATGTATTGCCAAAGATTATATGTTACCAGAAATAATGAAGGCTGTAGGATTCAAAAATGAAATTATATTAACAGATGAAATAATCAAATATATTATACATACTTATACATTAGAAGCTGGTGCGAGAAAATTAAAAGAAAAATTATGGGAAATTATACGTGAAATTAATTTAAGATGGCATATGGGACAAGAGGTTGATGGTAAAAAATTAGAGTTCCCATACGAAGTCACTACAGAATTCATTTCTAATGATATTTTTGTTGATAAACCAAAAGTCATAAAGAAAGAAATTGCCAAAACATGTAGAGTAGGATTAGTAAATGGATTGTATGCTACAGCAACCGGACTAGGAGGAATAACAATTATAGAATGTTTTAAAATACCATCTGAACAAAAATTAAAATTAGAATTAACAGGATCTCAGGGAGAAGTTATGCAGGAAAGTATGAAAGTTGCAAAAACCGTAGCATATAATATTTTACCCAAATCTATAAAAAAAGAATTACATAAAGAATGGAGAGAAGAAAATGTTTTTGGATTGCATATTCACTGTCCTGAGGGAGCAACTCCTAAAGATGGACCATCGGCTGGAGCTGCTATTACTTCTTGTATTTATTCTGTTTTGACGAATATTCCTATTAAAAATGAAGTTGCCATAACAGGAGAAATTGATTTAAATGGTTCGGTTCATGCTATTGGAGGATTGGCTTCTAAAGTACAAGGTGCAAAATCAGCAGGTGCTAAATTAGTATTATGTCCCAAAGAAAATAAGTCGGATGTAGATAAAATCATAAATGATGAATATAGTCCAATTTCTGATGATTTTAAAATACATATGGTTGAAACAATCTGGGAAGTTTTAGAAATCATGTTAGTTGAAAATAATAAAGATAAACCCATTAATTATACTTTTCCAATTAGTTCGTGAGATATTTTTCAGATGAAAAATAATTTTCTTATTTATTATAATATTCTAGATCACTAATCTCGGATTTTACCGAATCCAATCGTGTTTTTTCAGGTAAATATACTTTTTGAATTCGACTATTCAAATCAGCAGGTGTTGAAAATCTACAACACGAACATTCGCTATCTGCTATATTTTGTTCTATCATAATGCTACATTCTTTACATTTATTATAAGTAGAAATACAACATTCTCTAAATATATAAAATATTGCTATTGGAATATAAATTAATATTTCGCATGATTTCTCGCACAGAATGGGTAATATTTGAGTATATGATTGACGTGTCATTAAATTTTAATAATTATTTTAAATATAATAAAATAATTATTAAAAATTAAAAAAGATTATAGTAACATTAATTACTTGCCCAATAATAATTGTCATGATTTTTCATCCAACTTTTCCAATTTTTGGAATCAGGATATAATCCTAATGCTAATTTTTCGCCATATTTAAGCTGATTATATTTTCCTGAATTGCTAGGTAACGCTTTAAGTATCATTTTATTATTAGTTAGATCTGTAATACTACTATTACCACCCATCTGTTTTTTTTTTGTTTTTAATTTTTTAATCATTTTATTTTTTTTTTTTTTACCTGCCCAATAATCACATCTACGATCAGGACATGCAAATCGATTTGGCCATTGTGTCGCTGGATGTTTTTTAAAACTATTAAAACATGCGATTTCATTATTATCTCTTATAATAGTTTTATTTGGTACAATAGGACCAATATGTCCATATTGAAGAGTAGACCCTTCCGGATTTATTTTTAAAACATCACCTCCTTTTAATTCTTTTTTTTTTCTTTTTTTAGTTGAAGATTTATTTTTTTTTTTTTTTAAGATATTTCGTGTATGAGTCGTTTTTGATTTTTGTATATTGTTAATTAATTTATACCAATCAAAATTTTTAGAACAATTTTTAATTGAATCTTTTGGTAATTCAAATCCTCTTTGTTTATAGATTGAATCGGTACAAATAGGATATTGAATATTTTTATCAATTTCCATATTAAACATATCTTTTAGAAATTTATTTTTAAGAAATAATTTTTGGATACAATGACATAGTTTTATATAAAGTGAATTTTCTAAAAGTATCTCATCATCTTTATCTATATATTCATTTTTTTTTTTATCTTTAATAAGTTTTTTATATAAAGTTTCACTTAAAGGAATAGGTGAATCATGAGGAAAATTATAAGGATTAATAATGGAAATTATTAGATTAACAATTAAATAAGATAGTTGAAGATCAGTTAATTTTTTATTATTTTGAATTAAATTTAGGATTTCGTTAAAAGTTTGATTATTTTCCGAGATAATTTTTTTTTTTATAATATGACATAATTCTTTTTCTTTTTTTTTTTTAGTTTTAATTTTTAGAATATTAGAAACATATTTTATAGTATCTTTATTTGGTTCTGAAATATTAAAAAAATTATTAATATTTTGACAAATCCAATCTTTATCATTATATTTGGATAGATTTATATTAAGAAATTTTGAATATTTATTTAATTTTCGTATGCCAGTATTTTTACAATCTTGTTTATCATTAAAAAGTTTTTTAGTTTTTCTTTTTTTATTAATTCGTTTTTGTATGTGACTTTTTGATTTCCTACAAAATTCTTTATTATTTTTTGTATAGATCACATAATTTGGACCATATTGGTCACATGGTGGAATTTGATATTCTTTTCCTTTTCCTTCTTTAGATATTCTACAAAATTGTTTTCCATTTCTATGATATAAAATATTTCTTGGTGGTTCGTATTGATCACAGGGTGGTGTTTTAACCATATTTAATTATTAATTAGATTTTTTTTGCAGATTAATTTATTTAATAATATCTATAAGGATTATATTATCAAATATATTTATATTAAACTTTTATTATTCTAAAATAAATCCAAATGGACTTACATTTAGTTATTAAAAATTAAAATGTGCATAATTAATTGCATAATATTTATTTAATTATCTAATAAGATATGAATTTAATTAGAGATACAAATTTTTTTTTTGTTAATAAAATTTTCATTAAATTCCACATTATGAATGATAGTCCAATTGTCATTACAAGATGATGATTCAACTATAAAATCAAATTTATCACAGTTTTGGTTTTTTTGAAAAAGATCTATTATTTTTAAATTCATATAATATATATGAATATTTTTTTTTTAAAAATCTTTTTTGTTAAAAATTATTTATTCAAAATCTTACCATTCTTGTATGCTGCACATTGATAATTTTGATTATCATTACTACTATCATCCAGGTTTAATTCACTTCTTCTTCTTTTATCGCATTCTGTTTCATTCATATTTTGGAAATTTTGATCATTATCATTATATGAATCTGTATAATTTCCTGCTGTTATTGCAGCCCACATACAACCAATTAAAATACCAATAATTAAACTAATTAAAACACTTATAAAACTAGTGCATCCTGATTTTACACCTTGGTAGCAAACAATAAAACAAACTATTGAAATATAGGATAGAGCTACAGCTCGATAATTTTTTTTGAACATCATCATGGCGATAATAAAACCTGCAAAGAAGCCAATACTTTGTGCAGGAAGATATGGTGTGCCAGAAATATTTATACAATTATATAAATAGCATTGATGACTTAATTTTTTTTTTGTGAACCGATTAAAAAAACGATTGAGGAATAAATTGAATAAAAGACCCGAAAAAAGAAGAAGACCACGTATATCATTATAAAGGAGTCCTTCACTAAAAGTAGAGATGAGTAATATGAATGGTGATTGTTTAATAAGTTCATTAAATATTAAAAAGAATATGGAAAATAGAGATAGACTTTGAAGATCACAGTTGGAGCATGTGGGAGTAGAAATGGATGTCATTTAACTAAATTTATTATATATATATGGGAGATTATAATAATACTAAAAAAATTAATAATTTTTTATTGATTAAATAAAATTTAATTATTGATTAATTTATTTCTTATTATATTTTAATACATGAAAAAAAATCAAAAAAAATTAAAAGGAGGAACTAATTTTAGTAAAGTTCCATTAAGAAATTGTAATATGTCAGATGGTATTAAGGCATGTGTTGACAATTCAAATAAGCAAATTACCTTAGCACGAAAGCCAATATATTATGGATCCCCAAATAATCCTTTTGGTAATGCAATTCAAATATCTAAAAATATGACCGGAAGCAATTTAGATATTGCTAATTTTAAAAATTGGAATATGTGGACTCAAGAAAATATTGGAGGAAAAAAAAAAAAAAAA